GTCCACGCTCGGAGTACCAGAGCTAGATGCACCTGCTCCTGGTATTCTTACTTTTACTCCTCTAATACGATACTTTCTTGTAGGAATACGATTAAATTGTTTACTGTCTAAACGAAGAGCAACGTAAGCACTATTAGCATAAGTAGAACTATTATCTATAACTTCTTGAAGGCTGGTAAATTGAAAAGCATTTACCCTTGCTGCATCTGTACTGTCTGCTGTGACTCGAACTACTCTTACATCTACAGGAAAAGCACCCGTAACATTTATTCTATGATCTCTGGCATAAGCATCTGCTGTTCTCCCGCTAACAGAAGTACTTATAACATCGGTGTATCCGCCAGAGTTATATTGAACTTGTATTTTATATTCGACAGTATCTCCTCTTATATCTCCATCATCTTCAGCTACCTGTATCTGAGGCCAAGTTAAAGTAACAATAATTGCATCTACATCTGTGTTAGTAACTTGCCTAGTAACAGGAGCAGATGTAGTTACTTCAACTCCAACGGCAGTAGGTGATCTGCTTTCAGCAGGAATCCCACTCATTGCAGTTTGGTTTGACGTTCCAAACTTAGATTTAAAAGTTACATCTTTAAAGTTGAAATCAGTGTCAGCAGGACTAGCACTTGTAGCTGTTGAATTTAGTATTGGAGTGTCATCAAGAAAAACATCTTTCAAACTTGCATTGTCGTATGCAGTTGTGCCTTTTGTAAGACCTTCTTTTGATGCACTAGCAAAGCCTTCTATCTCTCCTTCAGATATTAAATCCTGAACAGTAGCAAAACTCCTACTGTGTAAAGTATCAGGAGCACGATAAGGAGGTGGGGGTGGTTTTGGTGGACCTCCAGATCCTCTA